GTAAGTTGTTTCCCTAAAAAAAGGTCGTTTTCGGTTATTTGTGGGGGTTTGTTCATTGCTTCTGTGCGGGCTTGTTGTCTTGCGCTTGTCTTGCGGTTGACATAGGTAGCGCCTCTTGATGCGTTGCATTTGGCACAGCTGCTTACTAAATTTGATGAGCTGTCATCACCGCCTGCGTCGTGCTCTATGAGGTGGTCGGCCTGAAATGTTTTGTCCCATGGTTTACCGCACCAGTGGCAGTCTGGGTGCCCTTCCATAAGTGCTGCTCTGTTAGCTCTGTATTGGGGGGTTATTTTTCTGTTGCCTGCCATGTGTGTGTGTCCTTGTCGGTGGTTTATTGGTGATGCTACTAGCGCCCTTAGCTTCGCTTGCGGTTGCTTTCTTGTGTGTAGTCAGTTCTGTGGTTTGTGCCAGCCCCCACTTTCAGTTTGTAACTGTGGCAGGTGGTTTGTTTAGGACGGTCAGCCATTCGCCTTTTATGAAGTTAGGGAACTCTGCACTGGCGACTTTTTCTAACAGCCATTCAGGTTAGTTATCTCAGGTGGTTAGACGCGCCAGTTCTACCCACGTTCCCGTGTGAACACCAACAGAGAGCAAATCCCTATGTGGCCATGGCCGTATTAAGTTTTAAGGATTAGTTACTTGCGTAAGCCTTGAATGATGGCAACACCGATTGAGAGTAGCAGGGCGTACCATGCCAGGATTAGCACTGGGAGAGCCTTGTACTGATGAAGTCGATATCGCAAGGACGCCAAAGATAGCACTCAACGTGGGGCTGTAAGCGTTCTAGCCAATCGTCTTGCGCTGCAGTGGTTTTACCTTTGTCTGTTTTGAGTTCAGCAAATATGACGCCTCTAGTTTTGTGGGCCATCACAATGTCAGGAAAGCCAACACTGCCCCCAGTGATTATGTTTCCTCTAGGGGTGCGCATTGGTGCCTGATGATGAAAAGCCCAACCGTAAATGTAAGCCAAGCTTTTGACTTGCTGCAGGAACGCTTGTTCACTTATGCCAGTCATTTTTGCCCTAATAGGAATCCACAGAAGAACACTGCGCTAGTCATGATGAGCTGAGTAAATAGGTCAAGCATTAAAACGGCTCTTCTGGCGTGTCATAAACAGGTACAAATTCTTCGCCATTCTTTAACGCGTCTATCGCTTTTGATACTTCAAATTTGCTCATAGTGCCAATGTTTAACGGCGGAAGTAGCCCTTTTTTCTTTAGCTCTGATTTGTAAAACCACAGCTGCTTTTCACTAGGCAAGTTAGAAGGCTCAGTAATGCGCACATCACCTTGCTGGCGTGTCTGCTGGCCTGCAGGCGCTGGCGAACTATGTCCACGAGCTAAGTAAAGCCCAACACCGAAAGATTGAGCAGCCTTTTTAAGCGCGTCAGATACTGCACCTTTGTATTCATCGCCCAGGTCAACTATGCCGCCATCACGCTTTCGTTTAATTGTTTGGCCGCCTACACCGTCCCTAGTGACCTCTCCCACTGTCATGCGAACATGAGCTACTAGAAAATCAGGGTCAAGCGCGTCACGCTCACAGCGCTCGAGGGTGTATGACCAGCCCAGCACACCAAAAACGTCATTTAGCCTGGCTATAACTTCGCTTACAGGTATGTAAGTAAGAGTTATCCCGCCTTTGTCTAGTTGGCGTTCTACTTCCCTAGGGAAGGGCGCTGATAGTGCTGTTAATAGTTCAGTGTCCACGGGCTAGTTCTTTCTCGAGACGGTCTAGTTCAGCATTGCAATACTCAAGGGCTGCTTTTAGCACAAGTACTTCTTGCTCACGAGCGTAAAGCAAATCTGCTACATCATCGTTATGGGTGTAATCACTCATTAGATTGTTTCACTGTGCTTAGGTAGGTAATGCCTTTAGCAGGGCCAGAACTGTTTAGTGATGGGTGCCAGGCATTGCGGTTTTGTTCAGCGATTGTTGGCAATGAATGAAGCAGCCCGACAACTTCAAGTACAAGACTTGATTCGTTAAATCGAAGCTCTATAGCAAGCGTGTTGCTGAGGTTCATTAGTTTGGCGATTAGTTCACCTGTTGATGTTTCCATTTGTTTTCCTTTGTTATTTTCCTGATGTGGCGCGCCAGTGACCTAGCCCACCATTGCGATATAGGTACTGAGCCACCTTGACATTACAGCGAGGGTTTAGCAGTGCCTTCATCACATCTTGTTTTTTACAGACTGCCCGTGTCACAGTTACCCAAGTTGAGTTGACCTGCAAAATACCAGAATCAAAAGATTTGACTGCTGGGCACTTTCGGTAGGTGCTCGCTGGGCTTATTTTGCAATCTTTGTGGCTCATGCCTGGTTTGTAGTTCCAACCAATAGCCGTAGATATGCAGCGTGACTCTCGGTAAGAAATTTTGCTCATAATGGGCACCACCTTGGCAGGAAAATACTCGGCCAGTAGCGGTTCCCATTTAGGGCATGAATTAGCAGCTGCACTTGCGTGGGCTGGGGTGGATAGGGCGAGGATTAGCGATAGTGCCATAAGTTTCTTAATCAACTCTCTCAACTTCTGTTGGCGGCCCCCATGAATGCCAATTCTGCGCACGTTGGCAGACTTGGGTATAAACAATCAGGCCTGTGGATAAGTCTGTAAAGACTTGCACCATGGTTTTCTTATCTTTAGACCTTAGAGCCACATAGCCCCATGTCGGTATCATGGTCGGTTCGCCATCATTTTAAGGTAGAGCCAGCAGGACACCCAGCCGATAAAGAAACTGACTACGAATTGGGTGTCTGTCATGCCCAGCCCCTAACTGTGTCTATTCCTGCCTGTGTGATTGCACACACAATGCCCTGAGAGCCACTTGTAAGCGCTCTACGAATGCCTAAGTCCTCAATTAGACCTAGAGTGCGCAAATCTGAGCAGCGCTTCCAATAGCCCTTAATGTCGTGGCCATTCAGTGCGGCTCTAGCGCCTGCTTCCTCATCAGTCAGCCCCAGCGTGGCGTAAAAGTATTCCTGCAGCAGTAACGCTCGATGGGTATTTACCCGTATAGGGCTCGGCTGCCGTGATGTGTCTGGGTCTGTAGCCCTGAACAGTGGTAGGTCGGTGTAAATCATGTTTCCTTTGTCTTTCTGCTATTTGAGTAGCGATGGTTACTTTACACAATTTGCGAAGTCGGTGGTGGATATCCCAATGGAAACAAAGATACCCACCACCTAGCCCTGACCACGCTCAAACGAGTCAGGAGTCCTTGATTGGCGCTGGTAGCGCTTTCCAGGCTGTCTCAAAATCTTCTGGGGTTTTCCAGGCATTTGAAATTTCAACGTGTAACCAAGCACCGCCAGGAGTGCCGGCATTGTCTTTGCTGTCAAATATCTTGACGCCCTTTTTACCTAGGCCACGAGAGCAACGATACCCTCGCCCCCAGGCTGTTTTGTCTGTTTCGGGTTGTGCAGGGTTGCGGAAGGCGTAATCGTGAATCTCACAAATTAGCAGGGCCTCTGAATTGTCAAGAAGCCATGTCCAGCATTCTTTAGCAGCTGCGCGTCCTGCTCGAGTTGCTGGGTATCCCATGTCAACAGCGAAGCCTGTTGCGTGAACGCTTAAATTCTTTGAGCCGCGCATTTGGCGGTTTGCATACATACCGAGATTAGTAAATGCCCAGCGTTTTTTGCATAGTTCGTAAAACTTCTTTGTAATCGGTGACGTCGCTTCGCCGTTCCACGCAGGGTAAAAAGGATATTTGCGGGCGGTCATACTGGTGGGTCTTTAGGTTTGTCTTTAAGCCCGTTGCCAGCCAGCAAACCGATAAGGCCACCTGCAAGGGTCATAAGCATTGGCGACAGGATTGCCCAAGCCTCGCTGTCGTTTGGTGCTTGCTCGGTGGGTTGCACGACAAATAACAAGCCATAGAGCAGGGCAACGATGGAGAATAGGAACGCGCTCGAAAGGCACACGCCTACTACAAGAATTAAACGTGCTTTTATTTCCTCGTTAGTAAGTCTGTTTTCAAGTTTCATTTGCATTTGCTTTCTATGAATGAGTCGTGGGCTGTGTCGGTTGTTGCGCAGTTGTGGCGTACACGGTCGGAGCAGGCTGTGAGGGTGAGCAGGGTAAGGCTAAGCAGGGCTAGGCGTTTCATCGGTTGCCTCTAATGTCCAGCCTGTAGCCAGTAGCGCTTCGTATTCTTCTTTGGTCATTTCGCGTACTTCGTCGTCTATTTGTATGTTTGGTCGTGTCATGGGTTATGCCTTTCGAAATCCGTAAACGGTAATAGTTCCGCCAGTCATAGTTCCGCTAAACGGCTCATAAGTAAAATCCGTAAATTGTGTGGTATTAAAATTAACCCCTACATATGTACCAAAGACAGTGCTGTAATTGACAATGCCGCTATTTATGTAGGTTCTGGTAGCGGTGTTAGGGCCAGTAACATAAAGGTAACTGCTAGCACTGTTTGAATTGCCACCACCTGCGTAAGTGAAAAAAGCAGTGCTGTTATCGCCAACATTTTGCACAGTTGTTAGCAAATAGTTTGGTGTGTGATTAAAAGCGCCAAAACAGTTGTTTGTGTTACTACCAAGTTTAAACTTTAAGGCTGTGTCTACGCTCATTGTTCCGCCTTGATATGTAATGAGGTAATTGTCGTAGGTGCTGCTAAATGCTGATGTGACGTTTACGCTAGAAACGCCTGTGCCAACCGTTTGCGACTTGACATACACCAGCCCTGAGTTAGCCAAATAAGTATTGGTATCGGCAGCTGTAAGCACCGAGTTTGCTGTGAACGTTTTAATAGCCATTATGGGTACCCCAATTTGTTTACATCAAGCACACCATTTGATGCGCTATCAAGAATGAAAAAATCCCCTGGGAAAGGCGAAAAGTAACAAGTAACTCTTGCCTGGTCAGGTGTCATAGAAACTTCCACGCCTTCAAGACTAACCTTATAGGTCGTGCCACGAAAGGTTATAGAGCCAGTCTCGCCTACGAAATGCGTGTTCATTAGCGCCATGTTTAAGGCTGTGCTGTCCACAGCTGTGCTGGTTGTGATTGAGAAAGGGCCAATAGTTGGCTTTGTGGTGCGGTTGTAAACAATAGCCGCAAGGTCATTAGACCAATCCGTTTCCATGCTGTTAGTAGTCCACGAAAGCGTTGTGTACGGCGCAAAACTGTTGTCGTAATAACCACCATTTGCAGGTATGGGGTTTGGTATTGGGTCACCAGTTGGTAGGTCATCAAAAAGATTATTTCCTGTACTGACCAAAACGAAGCTGTAATTGTTTTGGTTACCAGTCAAAAATTCAATACCGTCATATTTGATTGAGCCAGTATCAGAAAAAGTAAAGTTACTAGCTGAGACTTCTGACAGCCCTGCATCTCTTAGCCCTACCATAAAATCTCGTGGGCCGTAGCCAGGGTTAATGCCACCGACGCTAGGGTCGGCCACTGTTATTACTCTGGCATTGTCGTAGTCAGAAAAATAGTAAGGGCTAGTTCTAGCGAGTTGGTTTAAGGTGTCCAGTCCTGAGCCGCTAAACGTTACAAATTGAGAATCAAAACGCAGAATAGGCCAATTAGCGCTGTTGCCTATGTATTGCACATCTGTGTTAAACAGCACTCCACAAAAGTTGTTAAAGAGTGACAAAATTGTTCGGCTTGGCGTTGCCTTAAATACACCCACACCACCTGTTTCATACTGGCCAATAAGACCAAGAGCGCCACGGACTGTTATATAAATGCGGTCACCTGGGGCGCTGTTGGTTGCACTCGTGTAAGGAATGTCGTATTTCCTAAAAACGTCTGTCACTTTTCCAACAAAATAAGCCTCTGATGCTGAACTATTAGTGGCACGAATATCTATGTAGTTGCCGACTGTTGGTATTAAAGCGTCGTTAGTTGGCGCAAGCATTTCAATAGTCAAGTTGCTAGAAGCAAAAGGGTCAGAGTAACGCTGGCGTCCGCGATTAAATTGCAGGTTTTGTATGCCAGCAATGGTGGTGTATGTGCCATCCATTGTTGTGGCCACATTGACTGTGGGGGGCGTAAAGGGCATTACGAAGCAATCCGAATAGGTATTGAACCGTTGGTAGCCATGTACTTACGAAGTGCAGCTACTACTGCGTTGGGGTCGCCACCGTTGACGTTAATAGTGACATTGTTGCCGCCTATGCCACCGCCAGCGTTAGGGCCAGTGAGAGGGATTACAGCCTCGGGGCCGCGCTCGCCGATTAAGGCAAGAGTTGGGCTGGTGACGATTCCACCGTTTGCAAGCATAGGAATATTTGGCATATCGAAGCCTTTGCCGCCGAGACCTGGAACCCACGAAGGCAACTTGAATGACAGTTTGCCGACTGTGTTATTCCAGATACTAGCTATGCCGTTGAAAATAGTTTTAAACACTGTCAATAAAGTTTCTAAGGCTGGGATAGTTACTTTGGTTATCCAAAACTTCATGGCTCCAAATACACTGTCAACAACAGCTGCAAATGGTTCAAACTTTTTGTATGCGATTACCAAGGCAGCTGCTAATAAACCTACGCCAATAATAATCCACCCAATTGGAGATATCGCCAGCGCTGCGTTTACCAAAACTATTGCTGCAGCTATTCCGCCTATAGCGATACCAATAATTGTTACAATATCTTTGTTTTTTGAAGCCCAGTCCGAGAATCCTTTTACAAGGTCCATCATTACTTCAAATACGGGTATAAGTTTTTGGCCGATAGAAATTTTTAGGTTGTCAAATTCTGCGCCAAGTATCTTTTGTTTATTGGCCAGTGAGTCTGATGTGTTGGCAAAGTCTCCTGAGTAAACTGACGTCTTTTGCATAAGCAAGCCGTAACGAGCAACGGCTTTGTCGCTTTCAGTTAGCTTTTCGCCAGCTTTGCCAATGTTGTTTTCTAATGCAAAAGTTTCTACAGCGGCGTTAGAAATGTTAATACCAAACTTTTTCATTGGTTCGGCTTCACCAGCTAACGCTGATGCCATCTTGGCTGCCGCGTCTGGCACTGAGATGTTCATAACACTAGCAAAGTCAGCTACACGTCCCGACAAATCTTTAACAATTGAACTAGCTTTTTTCTGTGGTGTAGCTAAATCGTTGGCAAAGTTAGAAAACGAAACAGCCATATTGTTAAAGTCTGTTTTTGAAAGGCCGTAGGTTTTGGCGCTGGCGTCAGCAAGTTTTCCAATCTCTTTAGAACCCTTTTCGCCAAAGGTAACAAAGACTGCGTTAAGTGTTTCGCCGTAGTCCACAGCATCTTTAGCGGCAACTACAGCGGCTCCGCCGATAGCACCAAGAGCTGCAATGGCAGGGGCGGCTGCTTTCTTGATAGCAAATTGTGCCTTAGCTCCTGCGCCTTCCAGGCTGGCAAATTCTTTTTTAGCTTGGTCAATGCCCTTGGAATTAAATTCCGAAATAATAGGAATAAATACAGCCATTACTTAACCAAGTTTCTATTAACGGATTGCATAACTTCTTCGATAGCAGAAAGAATGTCCTGGGTAGCTTGGCCGTAAATGTATTTGCGCTCGCGCCACATACCGCGCTGCGCTTTGCCGTTGCGGGAATCTAAGGCCTGTACAACTTGTGAGCTGCCGTTGCGCAACCCTGCCACATCAAAGAAAGCGCCGCCAGCGTCTTTCTGGATAAGCGTTACCAAAGGAATGTTGCCATTCTTCATGCGGCCACCTACCTGGATTGTCACGCCTTTGCGTACTTTTTCGGGGTTGTAGGCAAGGCGTATGCCGCCTTTTTTAGATTGGTTCATACCCGATAGCGGGACAGTCTGAGGATATTGAGCAGCTACCTGAGTAACCATTTGTCCGCCAGCAGACTTAATTTTGCTTACAGCTTTAAATTTGGTCTTGGTGTCGATGGTAGCCAGTTCAGCTAACGCCTTCTTTAAGCCGTAAATCTCTGTGCTGGTGGTAACGCTCATCTTTGTTTTTTCCTCGACTCGTTGATGATACTAATGCAAGTAGCTAAGTCGGGTATGTCAAATGGTATTTCTGGCGGCCAGAATCCTGTTTCAACTAGCAGTGATGCTAAGGAATGTAGGAAGGTGCCGCCTCGGTGGGGTTTACCGTTTCTGATTCCACCACCTCGAGAGATACAAGCTGCTTAATGAAATCGTCCAGCATGAGCGGTATTTGACCTATGCCAGAAATCTTGGCTGCCTCGTGGGCCATGAAAGATAAATCTTCCATACCAATTCCGCTGGTAGAGATGTCGCTAGCTTTGCGCTTGTATTTGCGCTCCCAGTTGACTATTACCATGAGGTTTGTTTTGACTATCACTGGGCCGTTGCCCAGGTCTATTTGCATTGTTAATTGCATTGTCGGCTGCTTTCTGTTTTAGCGATTAGGGCGAAGTGATGTCGCGGACAAATGTTCCGCCTGTGAATGTAACTTCAATCATTGACAGTTCACCGTATGAGCCGTTGATTGGCTCAAATGATGCTAGGAAACAATTAGTTACAACGTACTCAGGGTTTGTTGCGGATTCTGTTGCGCCTGCAGGTGAGATGGTGATGACAGAAGTTCCTGTGCCTAGTGCTGCGAACAGTGCAGCTTCGACTGAGGTTGCGCCGTAGCTTGCGTAGCAGGTCAATGTGACCTCTACCATTTGCAGGCCCTTTACAAACTGGTGTCCAGAATCTCCAAAGCTGGTGCTCTCGAGTGAATCATAGCCCACCGAAATTGCCGCTGATGATGTCACCGCTGTGGCGTCAAAAACAGTACCTGCAGTAGCAGGAAGAATTGTCACTGTTGGGTTTGTTAGATAGGTGGTGGTGCTGGTGGCCATGTTTACTCCTGGTCATGTAGGTGTGTCGGGCCACCGCTGTTGTTTAGATTATTACAGATTTTAGTCTGCGCTGTGTGCATCATACATTCTGAGCTTGCATAACTACGGTCAAATCGTAAGCAGGGAATTCTTGCCCGCCGATAGATGCCAGAGCTGGGTTGCCTGATGTTACAGCCACGTTCTTATCGAGAAGGGCTGCAGAGATAGCTAGCAGGGGGCGTAGCGTGTCTAAGTTGCCTGGGCCTATGCCGATTACGCGCACAGGAAAAGTCATGGTCACTATGTGATTGTTCATAGCTGAGAACGATGGGGCGTCTATAAAAACGCAATTACTGTTTAAGTTTCTTGGGTCAGTGACTACGCGCAAGCCGCTTATAGTTGCCAGCGTTGTAGCCAGGTCATCTATGGCCTCGTTAAATAAGTCTGTGTATGCCATTAGGCCACCGCTGGACGGTCAATCCCTAGCAGCTGCTTAACCATTGGGGTGAACGCGTTAGTGGTGATGGCTTGCCCCATTGAATCAAAACTAGCGAATTGGTCAATAGAACCACGCTGGCGGAAATACGCGCCGCATAGCATTATTGTTCCTAAGGTCACATCGCCCGATGGGCTGGTAGCTAAAGCGTCAAAATAAGAGGCTTCTTGTCTGCGTCTGTAAGCGACCTGATTACCCGCACTGGTGCATTGTGCCAGGAAGGTTGTTTCATCGGCGCTAGGGCTTGTTAAACCCAGCCACAGTTGAACCTGTGCGCTAGTTACCCATGTACAAGTTTGGGTATAAGTCAAAGTGCCAGGGGGAATGGCAGCTGAGCGTTCTAAGTCACCGTCCACGTCATAAAACATGACTTGGTTAGGTATTGGAAAATCTGCATCGAGCAGAATGTCGCCTTGGCTATCTATGCCTCGGTAGAGGTATTGGGGCAATGCGTAAACGGTATGTGTGCCGTTTAAGTTATGACCTACACCCGTGAGCGTGATGGTTTCACCGATAGCAATATCGGTGTTTTCCAGTGTCTGAACAACTGCGTAGTCGTCCAGACGCTGGTGGAAAATAACACTGTAAGTAGCCATGGCGGCTAACCGCCTTTCGGACTAAGCGACTACGATGCCTTGAATGAAGCTTGATTTTGCAACAAATGTGGCGAAGTACTGGTGGATACTGAGAGTGCGGCCCAAGGTTGATGGGTTTTCAAAGCTCTGCAAAGTAGCCCCTGATTCATACAGCTCAAAGCCTGGCGCGTAAACCACAAGCATGGTTCCAGCAGCGAAGTTGTTATCAACCACAACAGTGAGACCGAGCACGTTCATGCTGGTGTACTGCATTCCTGAAACATTGCCGATTGAGTTTGTGGTCATCATGCCGTTGGCGTTGTAACCAAATAACGGCCTCTTGTCCGCGTCTGTTTGACGGCCAAGCAACTCCCAGACATCGGGTGACACGCAAAGATGGGTTGGGAAATAGTTGCTGTCCTCAGCAATTTCGCGCGCTGCGTCATACAAAGCACTAATCAATGTTGTCGGGTCTGCAGCGGTAACAGTCCAAGTCGAACCTGATGCTGTTTTACCAGCTACAAGTGCATCGGCTGCGATGTCGTCGGTTTTGATGAGCACCTGTCCGCTGAGGTCATTTAACACAAGCTGCAAAGCGGCTGGGTCTGTGAAGTCAATGTCTTGCTGTGAAAGCGTGACTTGGCCAGCAACAGTTTGCTTAGTAACTGTGTTTGCAGCAATAACCATTGTGGTAGCTGATACTGCATCGAGTTGGTTTGCCTGTACGGCTGCTGACGTATGAGTTGTAATGGTGGGTCTCACGAACTGGCGAGATGGTGAAGCAGGCATCGCGCGAGCGCCAAATGCTGAAACGACAGGACGAACGAAGTTCAAATCCTGAAAGAGGGGCCCGAGCACGTTGAGATTCAGGAGGCCTAAAGTGTCCCCCGTAACAATGTCGCCAGCTGCTGCTTGCAGTGCTGTTTGTCCGCGGCGCTGTGCTTGCTTAAAAGCGTCAGTCACTTTGTTGTAGGTGTCTCCACCAATGTGGTAAGCAGCGAGAACTTCGCTAGCTGATGGCATAGCAAATTCGCGTTTTGGCTGGGCAAAAACTGATGATGCTTCAATTACTTCTGGGGCTGGTGTTTCTGACACTTCGGTCTCCTCTGACTCTGTGGGTTCTGGCTCGTCGGGTGCCGTTTCTGTATTATTGCTGATTTCCTCATTTGATGTGGGGATACTCGCTGCAACTTCTGTGATGCTAGCACTAGCGCCGAACGCGCCGTGTGAAACTAGGGACAATTCTGTCCACGCTGCCTTTTCAATCAGCATGACTCCTGCTTCGTTGTAGCTGAATTCCAGGGGGGAAATCCCAACACTAACTTGGTCGTACACATTTTCTAGGGCCAGCTGTAGTGATTCTTGACCAAGAACTGTTTTAGCAATTCGGGCTTGGAACAGCATTCCTTCTGGGGTGTCCTCACGGGCAATGACTGTGCCAATTACCTTGTCAGCCGAATGGCCTACAAAGAGCTTCGGGTTAGGGCCATCAACTGGCAAAGCGCCAGGCGACAGCATAATTTCTGTCCCGTCCGACACGGTTGCTACCACGTTGTATGGGGCGGCAATACCAGTGATGGTCCTGCTAGGCGTACCGTCTGAGGCGGCCGCGTCAATTGTTACTGATGTTGCATTAAAGCGAATCATGCTAATTCCTCTTGTGTGTTTTCTTCTGGTAGGTCTGGTGAATCCATTTTGTCGGCCATTTCGTTTTCGACTAGGAAGTCGTGAGTGTCAAACTCAACATAAGTGCCGCGTGGCAGCACGTTGTTTTGACTGAGCGTGGAAGCGAGACACTGACTGTAAGCCTGAACTCCAAAAATATATAAATCCGCTCTGGCTTGTTCAGAGCTCTGATATGAATACGCGCCAGTGGAAACTCCTACCAAATATGGCGGGACGTTAGTAAGCCTGGCGCATTCGAGAGCCTGGTAGTTGGCTGCATCTATCAACAGCATTTTGTCTGGGGTCGCTGTCGTTTCGGTGTAACTTAAAAACTCATTCAGCGCTGCAGTCTGGTTAGTTGCTCGAGCTGCGTTAAACGCTGATGCTAAGTCTGCAAGTTCAGAAGCGCTTAATGGTTCGCCGCCTGTCTGCTTCAAAACGCCTGCAGGTATTGACGATTCAGCATTGCGGAAACGAGCGGCTTCAAGTTTTAATGCTGTTGCTACGGTCTGTTCCGACATATAAACAATGCCCTGAATAGGGCTAAGGAATTGCACCAAGTCTTTAGGGTCAATCATGTTGCCTTGGAAGTAAACCTCTTTGGAAGGTGCAAACCAGACGGGGCCTGCCTGGTCAGTTGTGGTCACTGAGCCCGCTGGGAGACGCGTAAAACCCGAAGGGAACCCGTCTTGTGTACGGCTGGTGATATACCAAAATGCGCGCCCGTAAAAGAACAAGTCGTCGAATGTCCAAGCCATAAGAAAGTTATAAGTAACTGTTGGGTCGGGTTGGCGAAGCCATGCGCGTGGTGCCAAGTATTCCTTTTCCATTTCTTTTTCGTTTTCGTTCCAGCGTTCCGTGTACATTTTCAACGGCATTGAACCAATGACAGAAGCCATAAGGTCACGGGCGCGGCTGATGGTGGCAACGCTCATAGCGCGGTTGCGCGCTGGGCCTTCAACGTATGTGTAGTACTGGCCAATCAGATTTACACCAGCAGAGTTTGGTGAGTAACCACCTGCAGCTGCTGCTTTGGCGGTTGGCTCTGCAGGGCTGATTGCTGCTTTAGTTACTCGATTGAATAGTGCCATGTTGGGATTATCTCACATTTCGTGTGGGCAGGTGGTCATGCCTTGCCAGATTCCCGACAGAACTAGCAAGACATAACCGCCAGTAGTTTAGCGATTGACTACGACAAGCATTGGCTTTCCAGCTTGCTTTGGTCGTGAAGCTAAAGCTGCGGCCCAAATTGTGCAGCGTGCTAGCTCGATTGGTCCTGGGCTGCGCTTGCTGCTGAGAGCTAATGCGTTCTGCTGGTAAATTGCTACGGCCCTGTTCATGTGTTCAGCAAGGTTTGATTGGCCCATGTGCACTAGGCGGCTGTCGTTTATCATGCCTTTAACAAGGCTGGTGTACTTCATTAACTCGCCATAGCCGACAACTTTTTTGCGGCGCTCAAGAGATAGAGGGACATGGTTTTCTAATGTTGGGGTCACAGCAACCATGGTGGAAGGGTGACGGCAAGCTTTTACTAGGGCGTCTTGCATCTCAGCTAGTGAGCCAACTACAAACTCAACATTAACGTGGGCTACGCCAACATCATCTACAGCTGCGCGAACAGCTACATAGCGCGAGCCGTCTAGCGATGAATCTACAGCAATCCAGCCGCCTTCTGGGCCGTCTATTTCTGATAGGCAGGCGTCCCATTGGCCAGGCTGCAGCCAGCACGCGTCAGCGTTCACAAACTGATTGAGCGACCCGCGTAGGAAGCTAGAGCGGTCGGGGTGGTCGGCGTCTAGTAGCAGGGACTCTAATTCCAACGTCTGGCCGAGCGCGGGGTTGGCCCAGCCCCACCATTTAGTTTCCATCACATCTACCCCAGGTGGTGGCGACCATTCCGCAAAATAGAAACTGCCCTGGCGTTTTTCATCTATTAGCTGCAGCCCTTGTTCGCGGTATCGAAGCATTGCTACAGAAGCTTCTGTGCCTGCTGTGCTAGTCATCATCATTATGGGAGAGCCGCCAGCGGTACGCATATTTCGGGCTTTCATTGTGGGCCGCAAAGAGTGAGCTAGTACTTGGTCGTCCACTGCGTAGATTTCGTCCACCCAAATAAGGTCAGCCGATAAACCCATTCCAGCCGATGGCGTAGCTGCCTTAACTAGCCAGCGTGAACCGTCAGGCATCTCACAAGTGTTACGGCCATAGGCACGTTTAAGGGTTGCCCCAAAGTACTCAGCCAAGATAGGGGCCACGATTTCAAACTGGCGCACAGCCAGCGTTAGTTCATGCGCCGAATTAACCACAGTCTGGGGCTTGCCGCGAAGCTTGGCTATAGACGTTAACCATGTGCCTAAAACAGCCTGACCTAAAACGGTCTTGCCGCACTGGCGAGCTACGGAAATTAAGCCAGCCCTGTTAATTAAATCGCCACTGTCAGGGTCGGACTCAAACAAACCTTCAAGCGCGTAAATTTGCCAGTCCATCAAATCGACGTGCATATAAGTGTGAGCAAAATCAACCACCAGCTGCGCATACACAGAATTGCCTTTACGCACAGTTTCCAATCTGGGCTGCACCCTGCCAACTCTCGAGTAGTCCGTCTGGTCTTGGCCAGTTCTCGCCAGTTCGCCCTTCGGGGATACAGAGTCT